GGTTACGATAGGGTGCATTCTCTCATTAATCAACCCTAACTTTTCTAACCCTTCTTCGGGTGTAGGTATGACACAAAATACAGAATCAGTATGTCCATAGATGACATCGAATCCTACATCTCTAGCATTCTCCATAAGTTGCCCTAGTGTCTCTCTCGATGTGTATGTGATAGCCGCCGCTATTTCGGGGTGATACATACCAAACTTAGCATCTCCTGCCACACCGTACATAGATGCAACCAAAGTCTTAGCGGCAAACTGCATACAATCCCACTTCTTCTTTTCATCACCTTCCGTCATAAACATTTTCATCTTAAACTCATTTCTAAACTTAGTCATCAATTCCATTTGTCTTACAAGTAAACCTTTCTCACCCTGTCTAAACTTAGAGCCGTTGCCGCAGTCCACACCTTCGGGGTCTAAACTATCCCAACTGATATTATACTTAGCGGCATTAGAGTGGTACATAGCACGTATGTCTAGGATGCCTACGTTGTCGTACACTCCTGCTTCCACCTTAAGAATCTCAGCGCCTTCATAATCCACCTTAGCGAATTGAGGTTGAGTAGGTATTTTTCTATCGAAGTCTTTATCTCTTAAAACTAAGTTAGTAAACATCTTAGTTATGAATGGCGTACTCTTAATATCACATTGTACTATGTGTTGTAAAGCAGTATAGTAATCTAACGCATTTACTGCATCGTCTAACTTAGGTAGTAGTCTTACGTCTTGTCTGCAATAGTGTATGTATAAATCTCTATCTTCGTACCAAGATTCATCGTGTCCTTTCTCTAACTCGACTTTCTTTTCTCCTAATATTTCTTCTGCTACATCGTTTAGTTTGTAAGAGGGTAGTTTTCCATTCTTCATTTCCCATAGTTTAGAAACAGCAAGCATCAAGTCTATACAATTCCTACCCACTATTGGTTGTTCCCAATCACCATACTCATACCTTAACCGCCTAAGTGGTGATAGAGCATAGGAGGGTAGCCCACACGCTCTAGTACGCTCGACTATCTGCTTTATGTCAGCACCTACTACATACCACCCTGTAATAATATCGGGGTCGCAATTCTTTAGTATTCTCATAAAATGTATGAGCATTGAACGCTCATTAGCGAATCCCATAGCAGGAGTTTCATACTTATATTCACCTAATTCAGAATAAGGTACTCCTTCACCGTCTTTCAAATCCTGTGTCGCAAGCGTTGACTCAACGAACCATACATATTCTTTTCCGGTAAAATTATCATAGGCTACAATAACTCTCATGTGTCCTGTCGTTGGCGACCATTCACAATCTAAATACCATGTCCTATGTTTGTAGTTAGGTATAGGTTCATTACCATCATTTATGTAATCACAAAGAACTTTGTTAGTGTAGGGTACGTTAGCCTCCCATGTTGAACCCGCATAAGACAATTGCCTTACATCGTGTGGCGTAGCACAATAAACTTTAGTTAAAGATTCGCCATACAGACCTGTGTAACCCGCTTCTGTTCTAACTGCTTCCGCTACGTATGGTACATTCTCATCTTCCATGTAGCAGTAAGGCCAATACCCACTAATAGTTTTCTCGTATCTTTTACCGTTTTTATCTCTAGCCCTTATGAGAACATTTCTTCCATTCGTTTTTTCAACTATCATTCTGCATCATGCCTAAACATCTTAAGGTCATTACAATGTTCACACTCATATATTTCTGCATTGTCTATATGTTCCACGAAAACCCAAGAGAAAGTTGCACCGCATCTTTCGCATGAAGGCCATCGTTGTGTGTAGTTAACCATATCAATTCACCTTTCTTGCGCCCCTACTACGGGTATCAATGTTGTGGCGGCGAAGCCAATTGTTGATACACATTGGTGTAACGCCGCATTCAGTAGCGATAGTCTGCATATTTTTACCATGCTTTACGTACTGTGCGCTTAACCACTCGTAGTCTTTATACAAAGGCTGTGTGTCTGTTGGTATGATAGTAACAGTTACCTCATACCCATCAATCATTCTTTTGTTTTTTCCTAATTCTAAATCTGTCATTTCTAAATCCATTTAATCACCCCAAGTTACTTGCTTGGAAAATAAAGTCGCCATCACCTAATGTAATTAGCATTCTGATACCCTGCCCTTCGGGTCTAAAGTCAAAGAAGTGTATGCTTGCTGTACCTGTTAACTCCTTAAAAACATATTCTAAACCACCCATATAGACTGCTTCAAAAACAGTCTGTGGTTGCGGGTCAATTTGAGAGATAGTTTTACCTTTAAGGTTCTTACCTACTTCGACACATAATCCTCTTTCATCAGAAGTTACCGTGTATAGGTTGTATCTTTGGTTGTTCATATTATCACACCTAAAGGCTTCATATAAAGTAGTGGTATTTATATCTACCCAAGAAGCAAAAGGCTTTCTTTTACCCCCACTATTCAATTGATAAGTAATATCTTGTAGGTTTATCTTAGTAGCCAATCTTACAGATTTTGCTTCCCACTCATTAACATTGGAAGATGTATGAGGGAATGCTAAAGCCTTATCCGATGAAGTCATAGTAGTCTGTTTGTTAGATGATTTTAACATAATTTTATCTTCACCTATTTCTAATTTGATAACGCCACCGTGATATTTCAAAGCCCCTAAGAAAGCCTCTATATCAGATATAGCAAAGTTTCCTGTACCGGAACAAGGTATAGATAATAATGTCAATGATGACAACCCATCTTTGACAAGAGAGCAGGCAGTAAGTCTACTACCCACTGCTCTCATCATTAGAGAATGAACCTGTGGTGTTACTTTACCGGAAACATTCTGTTTCCTTTGAGACAAAGTTAGTAACCATGTCAAGGAATTACTATCAACAGTAATCATACAATCACTCCATAAAAGGCAATCCGAACCACTCAACACTACCGTTAGATACTTTGAGTATGTCATGTTTAGTACCAACCTTTTCTATGTTGCTACCTTTCATTTCTTCGATAGTAGCACGAACAACCCACTCACCATCGGCCAAGTTTCTATCACCCTCGACACCTGCTGCGGGGTCTGCTTTCTTCATGTATCGGTTTAGGAATACTTGTTGAGAAAACTTTCTCATAGTACCTTTCTCCCATTCCGGTCTGAAACCAACAGTCATCAGTACTTTCTTACCTGTACCGTCATCCATGAATTGTGATACTGCTTTTAAGTGAAAGGTAAAGTAAACCTTAGCAACATTAAGACTGTGTAAACGTGTCAAAATATTTCTGTATAGACGGTTACGTTCTCTCCATTCTTTCTGATTGAAAGTACCATCCTCTGTCTCAATGACACCACGACTTAGTAGTGAGGCTCTCATAGCGTGTTCACACCATTTTAGGAATGTTGAGCCACCATCAAAGATTACACCACCTACCGATTCGGGGTCATTCTTAACCTTCTCAGCAAGAATGTTAACGTACCACGAAGTCTTATCTAACAATGCTTTGTAGTCTACGTTGTTATCCTCATCGAAGATAGAGTCGTCTGTTTCGTCGTGTAGTGGTAACACTACTATATTATCAGCGTCGGGAAACACATGGTCTACCGTAGACTTGGCGGAGTTATCTATGTCAAAAATATAGATTGTTTTACCTGCTTCTATTTCATTTCTCAAGCATGATAAAGCCAATCCTGTCTTAGCAGTATTCTCATGACCTACAAAGGCAGCCCTGTGAGTAATAGCCTTGATAGTATTGTTCTCGAAGAGGTTCTTGTAGTAACTCTCATCGAACCGATTTACAGGTTCGGCAGTCTTTTGTTTAGTCGTAGGTGTTGCTTGTGTTCCCCATGCGCTCATATATATTCCTCTCATTACTAGGGTTATAAACTTTCAGTTAGTATTGCTGCATCAGTCATAAGAAGTAATGCCGCTACACTAACCGCAGATTCTAAACTGTTGATTGTTACTTGTACGGGGTCAATAACCCCATCATCAAATGCGTTTTTAACATCAGTAGTTTTACCACAAATATATTGTTTGTATGTATGTATAGGTATCTCGCCCGTATCATTACCTGCGTTTTGTATTATCGTAGTTATGGGCGCTAACAAACCAAGATTAAATAACTTTTTGATATGGAAATCAACATCTTCGGGATGTTGTGATATTTTCATTCTAGCGAAATATAGTGCTGAACCACCACCCGCTACCACACCACCATTCATAGCCAAACGACAAGCGTTAACTGCGTCATCCACACGTTCTTTTCTTTCTAGTTGTTCGACCTCAGATTTACCGCCGACATATATTTTAGATATACCATTAGTCAATCTTGATATTCGGTTGTTATAGTATTGTCGCATCCAATCATTAGTCGCTTCTTCTTCATAAGAAGCCAAAGAATCTAAGTGTTCGTTTAATTCATCAGACGGCTCTCCATTCGCCGTTATTATAGTAGTCAAAGCAGAAGCCTGTATCTTATCACATGAACCTACATCGAAAGACGTTAAGTTTGTGATAGATTCTCCTAGAGAAGTCTTAAACAAAGTACTCTTTGTAACTAACGCTATATCTTCTAACCACGCTTGCTGTTCATCCGGCATACCGGATGGTTTAACTAATAATGCACTTATTTTACCCTGTGCTATGTTGACTAAAAGATTCTGTAACGCTTGATGATTAAAGTCGGTACAGAATATAGCAATAGGTTTGTTGTCTTTAACTGCTAACTCTAAAGCAGGTATCAAAGCATTGAACGTCTCAATCCTTTCGGTTGTTACTATAACCATAGGATTATCTAAGATGCACCTAGCCTTCGGACTGTTTATCATAACATTATGTGCGTAGCCCGATAGAACCTCTAATCCCTGCACATCTTCCGTGTATGTTTCAAAGGTAGGACTTTTTTCTATCGTAATAGTACCCTTACTACCTGTCTTATTGATAACGTCTGCTATCATTTTACCCAATACAGGGTCATTGTTAGCAGCAATAGTAGCCACATCTTCGATAGAGAAGTCATCAGTCTTAATGGTGTTAAGGTAATCTATTGTCTCTTCTAAGTAATAACCCAAAGCGTCTCTAATGACAATAGGACTCACCCCTTGTTCTATTAAGGTAAGAGAACCATTACACAAAGCCTGTGCTATAAGCGTAGCAGTAGTAGTACCGTCTCCCGACTTCTCCTGTGCTTCGCTAGCGACTTCTTTAAGTAAGTCTATACCCATTTGCACGTAAGGGTCTGCATCATTGATAGCCCTAGCGACAGTAACACCGTCATTAAGAATGACAGGCATACCCGCAGGATTCTGAATAATAACCGTTCTTGCATTTACCCCTAAAGTACCTTTGACTGCGTTAGCAACCTTGTTCACACCTTTGAGTAATTTACTCTTCGCTTCCATTCCTGTTAATATTGTTTCCATAAAAATACCTCATATAAAATCCGGTTCTTCACCGTAGTATTCTTCTCCACCTATGTAGTACGGTACTTCTTCACCGTCAAATGCTAACAGGTCAGAATAATGCACACAAACTCTACCGTCATCCAATGTCATTCGTATCTTATCACCATTGAATAGTACGGTGTCTCCGCACCCTATTTCTAGGGGTACGAGAGAACCAATACTATCAACAACATATTCTTTTGCGGTAATAAGACCCGATGTACTGATTGTTTCAGCCATCTTTAGGATAACGTATTCTCCTACGGCCTTCATTGTTCCCACCCATCGTTTTCCACGACAGGTTCGACCATTTGAGGGATGATGTCGAAGGCATACCAACCATTGACTGATAGCCTATCTTCACCTTCTCTACTTCTCCAAGCCCCACCTAGTAGTAGCATCTTTGTTCCTACTGCAAAGTCAATTTCTTCATCACAATATACGTCAACCGTACCTGCCATAGAAGTCATATCAGTATCAGCACACACTAAAATGTAGCCACCGTTGTCTCTTGGGTCTATGTGTATTACTTCGGTAATAACAGCGCAGTTTCTATCCCACCAACCGTCTTTACCGTTGTATGTGTCATAGTATGTACCTAAGTGAGATAAGCCCGCTAATAGGTTTTCTTCACCAATCAAACCACCGATAATGTCAGTAGGCGAACCATCGAAAAGGTTAGCCAAAGAAGCATCAACAGTAGGTACTGAAACGTCTGCGTTTAGGTAGCATCTATCATTGTTACCACCCTTCATAGGGATAGTCAATGGTGTAAAAGATGGGTATTGTCTATCAGCAGCAGCACCGTTACCACTTACTTTAAGTATTTTTAAGGAATCATTAGTTCCTTGTTTACGACCATAGAACAATGATGTTCTTTCTCTCTCATCTTGAGGTCGAGGCGCACCGTACTTGAAATTAGCATCACCGGATGGGAATGTTGGGTTATTTTTATCCCATACTACATAGAAGTGTGTGTTAGCATCTAA